AATCGTAGAAAATCATACTGCGCTAGATCACTAGGACAATTAAAAAGGTCATCAGCAAAAACACGTAACGATCCAAATTCTCGTATCCGTCAGGCACGAAGAAGATGGAAATGTTAGACAGATTTATATACAATTGCTTTGCACAATTAGATAATCTTATCGCTTTCATTGAGAGTCTTTTCGAAAGGAGAAAAAGTGAAAGACGTAATACTAGACGCACTAAGAAAAAGGTATGAAGCACAGATAGCTGAAGCTGATGCTACAATAAAAATTTACTTTGAAAGATCAGTCGGTATTGGCGAACATCCTCAACATGTGGATGAGGTTGATAAATTAATTGAAAAAATCGCTAATGCAGAAGAGAAGTTAGAAGTAATAAAGGAGTTTGAATAATGGAACTATTTGAACATTTTATAAGAATACTTAAACAACGACAGGAAGACGTTAAAGAATTAATGGCTCGTGGAGGTGTTGACAGTATGGAAAGATATCAGTATATGTTAGGACAAATACGAACTTACGAAAGTTTATTACAGGAAATATCCACCCTGCTAAACAAAAAGGAGCAAAATGAAAAAGGAACAGTCATCAGTATCAAAGCCAAAAGTGATACTACCAGATAATGGTCTGGTTGGCGTAAAGACAGAAAAGAAAAAAGAAAAAGAAATAGATGAATCGTCTAAACTACCTGAACCAACAGGTTGGAGACTTTTAGTTTTACCTTTTAAACAAAAAGAGAAAACTAAAGGTGGAATTATTTTAGCAGAAGATACAATAGAACGATCACAGGTAGCATCTAACTGTGGTTTAGTTTTACGTATGGGACCACATTGCTATGATAAAGATAGATACCCAGAAGGTCCCTGGTGCAAGAAAGGTGATTGGATTATCTTTGCAAGATATGCCGGATCACGAATTAAAATAGATGGGGGTGAGATAAGACTTCTTAATGATGATGAAGTTTTAGCGACCGTGGAAAACCCTGAAGATATATTCCACGAATTTTAAACATAGAGGAGTAAAACTATGCCAGATAACAAAGAAGATAAAACAGTTGATATAGATACTTCAGGTCCTGAAGTAGAAGTACAATTGCCAGAAGAAAAAGTAGAAGAAGTTGTTGTTGAACAACCTTCTGAAGATAAACAAACATACGAAAAAATAAAAGATCATGGAACGGACATATCATATGAAAACGAACGTGAAACAAAACTTGAAGACGGTGGTAGCGCCGGTGACTCATCTGAGAAACCTGTGGAGCAATCTGCTGTTCAAGAAGATAATAAACAAAAAGATAACTCTAAAGATGTTGAAGAATATTCTGAAGGGGTAAAAAAAAGAATAGCTAAACTTACTAAAAAAATGAGAGAAGCAGAAAGGCAAAGAGAAGAAGCTTTGCGTTATGCTGACTCTGTAAAAAGAGAGCGAGATGAGTTTAAGACTCAAGCTAATACTTTAGATAAAGACTATACGACAGAAATGGAGAATAGAATATCTGGACAATTAGCTGCTGCACAAGCTAAACTTACAGCTGCAAGACAAGCTGAAGATCCAAAAGCTGAAACAGAAGCTCTAACAGCTATATCACAATTAGGTTATGAACAAGGAAGACTTGCTGAACTTAAGACTCAAAATGAAATGAGAGATAAAGCAGCAAAAGAAGAGACTGTTCAAACACCAGCAACACAACAACAAAGACAACCAGCAGCACCGCCAGATCCAAAGGCGGAGGCATGGGCAGAAAATAACTCATGGTTTGGAAGTGATTCAGCTATGACTTATACTGCTTTTGATCTTCACAGAAAACTTACAGAAGAGGAAGGGATAGACCCTAAATCTGACGAATACTATACGGAAATAGATAAAAGAATAAGACTTGAATTTCCGCATAAATTTGATAAACCTGTAAACAAACAGATTAGTAAACCTACACAAACCGTTGCCTCTGCAACGCGTAGTCCAAAGACTAATCGCAAAAGTGTGAGACTCACATCTTCTCAAGTAGCAATTGCTAAAAAATTAGGTGTGCCATTAGAAGAGTATGCGAAACAACTTATGAACACGAAGGAGGTATAAGCATATGGAAAATAAAAAACCAACTCGTGCGAGTCAAACTAAAAAAAGTGATTCTACAAAAGTACAATCACAAGCAAAAACGGTAGCTCCAAAAGAGAGACCGAAAGTTTGGGCTCCACCATCGTATTTAGATACGCCCAACGCGCCAGACGGATGGAGACACAGATGGGTCAGGACAGAAATCCTAGGATTCGTTGATACGAAAAACATACAAGGACGCTTAAGATCCGGGTATGAATTAGTAAGATCAGATGAATATCCCGAAGAGGACTTTCCCACTATCGCTGATGGCAAATACGCAGGGGTGATCGGACACGGAGGCCTAGTGCTGACTAGGATACCAGAAGAGATCGCGAGGCAAAGAACTGAATACTATGCCTCACAAGCAGAGGATCAACAATCTGCAATTGACGCCGATCTTGCGAAGGAGCAGCATAAGAGTATGCCTATCAATGTTGATAGAAGTACTCGTGTAACCTTCGGTGGCAAGAAAAGTTAATTTTTTAACAATTCGAAACCAGCGAATTAAATAAACCGAACTGGAGGCCGTTTAACGACGGCAGGTTCATTAAGGAGAAAAACTATGGCTAACTCGTCAGCAACTGGTTTCGGTATGAAACCGGTAAAAATGGCAGGTCAATCAGCAAACACTGCTGGCCTAGGAGAATATCCTGTAGCAGCATCTGCGACAGCTATCTACAACCAAGATTTGGTTGCGATGGCAGCATCAGGTACAGCAGCAGTAGCTGCAGCTGGTACAGAGCAACTTTTAGGATCCCTAAATGGTGTTTTCTACACTGACTCGTCAACAAGCAAGCCAACGTTCCAAGCATATCTATTAGGCAGTAATGCTGCTACAGATATTGTTGCATTAGTAAATGATGATCCACATCAAGTATATGAAGTGAGATCAAACAATGCCGGTGCATCAGCGCAAACGGACGTAGGTAATACTGCAGATATTTCATATTCTGCGGGTGCTACACCAAACTACATCTCTAAAACAACTTTAGATGATGGATCTTTGGCAACTGCATCAAAACAAGTAAAAATCGTGGGTGTTTCAAGAGACCCTGATAACAACGACATCGGATCAGCAAACGTGGTCTGGAGAGTTGTAATCAGTGAACATTTCTTTAAACAACACGGTGGGGTATAATAGGAGTATAACAACATGGCTATATCACGTAATCAACTAGTTAAAGAACTAGAGCCAGGTTTGAATGCACTATTCGGCCTGGAATATAAACAGTATGATAATTTACATACTGCTATATACACAACTGAGTCATCTGACAGAGCTTTTGAAGAAGAAGTAATGTTATCAGGATTCGGTCAAGCTAAAGTAAAACCAGAAGGTTCTGGAGTAGAGTTTGATAAAGCTCAAGAAACTTTTTCAGCAAGATACACTCACGAGACTATTTCTCTTGGGTTCGCGATCACTGAAGAAGCGATTGAAGACAATCTATACGACAGACTTGCTCAAAGGTATACAAAAGCATTGGCAAGATCTATGGCTCAAACAAAACAAATCAAAGCAGCGGCTCCATTAAACAATGGATTCAATGGTAGCTTTAAGTCTGGTGACGGAAGCAATTTATTTGCATCTAACCACCCAACTATAAACGGGACTTTCAGCAACACATTGGCAACTGCAGCGGATTTAAACGAAACTTCATTAGAGCAAGCAATGATTGACATTGCAGCGCTTACTGATGAAAGAGGTTTGAAAATTGCTGCTAGCGCTAAAAGCATGGTTATTCCATCAGCTTTACAATTCACAGCAGAAAGACTTATGAAGTCTTCTCAAAGAGTTGGAACAGCTGACAATGACATCAATGCATTAGTAAGTAAAGGAATGGTTCCAGGTGGTTATTCAGTGAATAACTTCTTAACAGATCCAGATGCTTTCTTCTTAATCACTGATGTTCCTAATGGAATGAAACATCTTGAAAGAGCTCCATTAACTACAAAAATGGAAGGCGATTTTGATACTGGCAATGTAAGATACAAAGCTAGAGAAAGATACGTATTTGGCGTATCTGATCCTAGAGGTATCTACGCATCACCAGGAGCATAATAATTAATTTTTGTGGCGGGACACAGTCTCGCCACAATCATCATATAGAAAGACAAAACCATGACAAAATTCCTTGTAAACATATACGCATACGACCATCACGCTAGATTTGAAGTAGAATCTAATGATGACCCTGTTTCTTTGGAACAATCAATAGTTGACAAACTGGGAGAAAAGAGTATAAATTGGGAATCATCGGGAATGTTTTCGGACAGACCTTATCGAATAACTTATGAGGAAGTTAGTAATGATACAAGACCTATACAAACAAAAAAGGTCCTTGGAGTTGAAGTGGGAACA